GTAACTATAACAAACATAGGAGATGATATGACTCAAGACCAAAGAGAAAAAGCACAAGAAGTTGTAGTGCCAGTTATTTTGACTAGAATAGTTAGTATTGCAGCATTTGTAATGAGGAAAACATTATGATTAAAAAAATATGGAATTGGTTTATAGAAATAATTAAAGAAACATTAAACCTTAGTTGGACTTTAGTTGGTTTAGTTATTGCTACGCTTACATTAACTGGTTCAGCACAACAAGTAACAGGATTAGCTACTATAATTACATTAGCTATATGGTTATTAACTATAGGCTTTAGAAAAGACAAACCACAAGGTGGTTCAAAGAAAGTTAGTAGATAATGTGTATGATTACAAGTCAACCAGATGGTTCATTTGTACAAATATGCAACTGCAAACATGGTAATTGTGAGGAGAAATAATGGCACATGCAAATAGAAAAGCAGCTTTAATAAAAAAACACGGGTTATCTGGGGTTAATAAACCTAAGCGTACACCTAAACATGCTACTAAATCACATGTAGTATTAGCACAAGAAGGACACAATCTTAAACTTATTAGATTTGGTGAACAAGGTGCTAAGACTGCAGGTAAAAAAACAGACGCTAAGTCTAAAGCTAAACGTAAATCTTTTAAAGCTAGACACGCTAAAAATATTAAAAAAGGTAAAATGTCTGCAGCTTATTGGGCTAACAAGACTAAGTGGTAATTAATGGCAAAAACAATTAGTTGGAAGTGGGGCGGCAAAACATATAAAGGCACGGTAATTCGTGAAACAAAAAACTTTATATACGCTAGAACACATAATGGTAAAACTAAAAAAATTAGTAAGAAGAAATAATGGCTTTACCTGGAGCATACGTTGTCAATAGCCCTAAACCTGGAGAGTTCTGTAATAATTGTGTGCATTACAGTAATAATTATTGTCTTAAATTTAATAAAGAAGTAGCACCGTTTGGTTGGTGTGCCGTATGGCAGGAGGTAAATCTTGAAGTATGAAGTATTAAGAATTAGTAGTGGTAAAGACTCTACATCTGGTTTGTTATTTGAAGTTGACAGAGGTCAACGTACATTTTTAGCATACACTTTAGAAGATGAGCAACGTGACATAAAAGTTTGGGGTGAAACAAGAATACCTGCAGGTACTTATAAACTTAAATTACGTACTGTAGGTGGATTTCATACAAGATATGCATCAAAATATGGTGGTATGCATAAAGGTATGATATGGGTACAAGATGTACCAGGTTTCGAATACATACTATGGCATACAGGAAACACTGATGAACATACAGCTGGTTGTTTAATACTGGGTAACACACAGACTAACAACCGTATAGCTAAAGATGGGTTCATCGGCAGTAGCGTTGATGCGTATAAATTTGTATATCCTCGTGTTGCTGCAGCTATTGAATCAGGACAAGATGTTGAGGTTACATATATAGATTATGATGGAGATAATAAAGAAACATCTAATAAGTCAACTGAAGATGTCATATTAACAAGTACAGTTATGGAAAAATTACAAGAGATAAGTGGTGAAGTTCAAACTCTGTCTGCTAAACTAGACTCCAGGAGAATAATATAATGCGTGGTACATATAAATTTAAAGGTAATAAAAAACTTGGTAACGAGTTTGACCCTGATTTAACTGGTGAAGATGGTTTTAGTTTCGAAGATTACGATACAACTACACCTGAAGCTAGAGAAAATATTTATGGTGGTAGTGACGTAGTAGAAGGTGCAGGTAGTGATAGTCTTAAAAACGAATTTGATATGGAAAAATATGGTACACAAAATACACAACGTATGCCAGGTGTTGGAGATACAAGTTTTACATCTGATATAAGTAAAGTACCTACAAAAGATTTAGGTACATTTAAAGCTTTTTTTCCTAATGACCCAGAAGTACGTAATTTAATTGATGAAGTAATTGAATCAAGACAAACAAAACCTACACAAAATTTAGCAAAACATAAAAATGTAAAAACAGGTGAAGTAATAACAAGCCCTATGGTTGGTCAACCACAAGGAAAAGGTACAGCACCTATTAATGAAAGTGAAGCACCTAAACACTACACACAATCTGAAATTAATAAACAGTTAAGTGGTTTAAAAGAAGAATTAAAAACTATAGATGATTATTTAAATAATAAAGATATAGAACTTAAACCAGAAGTACGTACTGCTTTAGCTGATGAAGGTTTTACAATTATGGAAAATATAGAAATTGAAAAAGCTAAAATGGGTGTTTCTATAGAACAAGAATCTGCTGCTGAACGATATGTTGCTACAGCTAAAAATGAATTAACTGAAGAACTAATAGAATCTGGAACAATAGATGTTGGTAAACAAACAAATGAAGGTTTTGTAGATAAAACATTTGACCAAACAAGAAGGTCTTCTGGTGGTCAATCGTTAACAACTAAAGCAGGTGTAGGTAAATCTTATATTAGAGATATGAAAGATTCATTTCCTGACGATGTTCAAGGTATTCTTGGTGATGATAGAAATGCTGTTCAAAAACAAAAAGACCCTAAAACAGGAAAACAAGTTACTGCTTCTTTTGATTTGAATGACCAAGAAAATATAAAATTAAATAAAGCTACCAAAGATTTAAAATTAGCAAATGAAGCTTTAGAATATCATAACAAATTAGGTATGAAACTAGGGCTAAATATGGTCGATATAGATTTTACAGCAGAAACTACTAGATTAAAAAATAATATTAAAAATGCTAAAGCAAGACAAACTAAAGCATTAAATAATAAACAAGTAGTTGCTGCAGATGAAGTAAGTGTTAAAATTAAAACACCTGTAGGTGGTGGAGGACCTAAAGTTACTATTCCTAGTACTAGTGCTGGTGCATATGGACAAACTGCTGAGTATTTAGAAGAATTAGAATCACAAAATTTAGTAGATAGACCAAAAGTACCTGGAGAAATAAGATATAATCAATCAAAAAGTGTTACTCCTGGTGGTAGACCAGAGTTTTCTGTACCTAGTAAACCTAACAAAATTACTAACATACCTTCTGTAAACACAGGTAATATAGAAAATTCTCCTTCATATAAAAAGAAATTTGATGAATCATTTGGACGTATAGCTAAAGATTTAACTGAATCAGTTGGTGGTATATTTGATGCTAAGAACATAGACCCAGCTATAGCTAAAAGAGCTGCTGCTAGTGCAGCTACATTAGCCGCATGGTATGCTAAGAAAAATCCTGGTATAGGTGCTGGTCTTATGATTTTAGGTGGATTAAAGAACCTTGACAAAAAAAAGGACTATACTAGATAATGTTTAAAAAGTTAAATAGAAAACGAAATTCCGATGGGACGTTTAAAAAAGACGTATCGTGGACTCCTTGGAACGAAGCATGGAGTTACAAAATGAGTGAAGAACTTAAAGACATGGTAGAGAGAGCCGTATGGACTTTCATTGAAGCCTTTATAGGTGCGTTAACAGTTGCACCTTTAGTAGGTGTAGAAGCAGAAACATTACAACTAGCTGCGTTAGCTGGTGGTGGTGCTGCACTTGCAGTTATTAAAACATATGCTAAGAAACAAATAACAGTTAGTAAATAATATGCCTGGAAATATTAAACGTATAGAAGGTGGTGGAAGTTCTAGCGAACCTAAACAAGTTTATGAAAAAAACTTAAGTGAAATATCAGGTTACAACGTCATTTCAAGTTTAAACCAAGGTATTGGTTATAAAGATATGGCAAAATTATTTGTACAAATTGCACCTAAGTCTGCTGGATTATATTTAGCTAATCTTAAAACTTGGGAAGATAGAAATGTTAGCAATCGTGGAACAAAATTAAATCCTGGAACTATTCGTGCTGGAGTTCCTCAAGGTGAGGATAAAAATAGATAATGCCTAGAGAAAAAAAATTAAAACCTATGTCACCTGGCATTAGACAATATGCTGTAGGTAGAGGACTTGTAGGTCTTGGTCAAAACGAATTAAATAGACGTATGAAACAACATAAAGAAATATCTAGAGCAGCGTTAAAAAAAGGTGACGCAGGTATGGAGATTGTTAAAAATATGGAAAAAGTAGTAGGTATGCATGGTTCTCCTTATGGTGGTGATGTTTCAGGTTTAGTTCAACAAAGAAATACTTCGTTATCTTATTCACAAGCACAATATAAAAAAGCTAAATTATTTCAAAAAAAATTTGAAACGTTTAAATCTTTAAGTAGATTTGATAAATAATCGCTAAGAATTTTTTATAGGTTACTTTCTCTTTTTAAAAAACCTTTTAATAAATCTCTGTATGCTACGCTTGTTCCGACTCTTTGCCTTCCGTCATATATATCATGATGATACTTACATAATATAGCTACATTATTAATATCAAACTTTCTTTTCTTACTTCCGCCCATACCTATGCCCTGAATATGTGCTAACTCTAACCATTTATTATCACCACAATAAGCCCATTCACATCTATTACCAGCACGTTCTATTGCGATTTCTCTTATATCTGAAAGACTTTCTGTCATACAGTAAAGTAATTACCTTTAGGTAAGTCCCAGGTTTGCATTACATCTACCCATCTAAACTTTCCTTGCTCCGCACTACCTTCGTAGATTGCGTTAGATGCTTTCATAAACATACCAGTTGTACATTTATTATTATCATAATGTATCTTACTTTCATTAAGATGAATTAATTCTTCTATATAATTTAAAGTACGCTGTGTAACTTCACCATTGTCACTCTTTGTAGTAGGTCGCATTGAATGGTCTAAGTTTGGTGCAGCTTCATTAGCACCTACTGTTATACGTCTAGGACATAAATTAGATTTACGTATTGTGTCCATAGTATGTGTCAAAGCTAAATGCATATCTTTTGTACTTTTATTTATAGACAACGTTACATAAATAGGGTTACCTTGTTCTGTTGTCCCTAACAGTCTCTTACCACCATAGAAATCTGTTTCTGCAGCTAAGTCTTTTTTCTTCTGTAACCATGCTATGTATTTAAGTCTATTTTCTGGTACTGTTGTGTGCATACGTTGTTCGTTTGTAGTAAAAGCTTTAAAATTATTTGGCATTATTCTTCCTCTCCTAATTGTTCTAAATGATAATTGTAATCTATTACAAATTTGTCCATTAAGAATCTAAGTTTTTCCATGTCAGGTTGTACTTTAAAAGTATCACTCCCACATGCTTTGTTAAATTGATTAGCCCAGACTTTCATATATCTAGGGTGTGTAAATATATTTATATTGTTTATATCAATTTTCTTCTTGTCCATATATCTCCTCCATTTCTTGTTCTAAATTCCATATACAATCATCGCAGTAATGATGTCCTTTGTACGTTGTATAATAAGGTGCTTTACATATTTCACATAGCATATTTAAAGCCATGTTAATATCTTGTCTTAATTTTCTAAGTATGTCTTTACTATTAGACCATGTCATCTACATGTCCCCACACTTTCTCACAATAATCACAATATACTTGGTCAGTTACCACGCATACTCTGTTTAATTTGTGTCCACAACAAATCATTATTAGTTCCTTTCCAACAATGTTTACTACTGTTCCAATGATGCCAACCATCATTATAAACTAACCAAGCAGCGACTGCTGTACTTGTTTCTGGGTTAGTTCTATTTTCTATTATACCAAGCTTAGGTGTTAACCAAGACCAAGTTTTATCATTAAATTGCCAGAGTCCAACATCCCTAGTACCGTTAGTATTATTACCGATAGCTTGCGGGCGGCCGCTACTTTCGCAGTATATAACATTTAAAGCAATAGGAATGTCTTCCTCCTTAAAATACCTGGATACTAAGTCTGCATGTGTGGATACATATTTAATGTTATCTTGTACGTATAAACATTCTTGGTATTCAGGTAATGTATTAGCTGTAAGTAACATAGGAAACAAACAGCCAACAACTATTTCTATCATTAGCTAATGGCAGCTTTAGTTGGTAGTTCAGTACAATAATAATGTACTAAGCCACGTTTCTTTGCGGGTAAAGTTGTTATTTTATAACCTTCCTGCCTAAGATTATGTATAATTCCACCAAACCTATGGCAATACAACTCAGCTACAAACTCCCAGTTACTTATAGGACTTTCTCCCATGTATCTAGTAAGTATGTAAGCTACAAGCTGTGTCTTGCTTTTAATATAGGCTGGTATCTCTTCACCTCTAAATGATTCAGGTATCATTAAACCCTCCTTATCTCCAGCTATCAGGTGTAAGCACTTGTCGCTTACTCAATCCTCTATATCTGGTTCCTTTTTTAGACTTAGCAGCTCTACGTTCTGCTCTATTCATTATTTAATTCCCCATTCTTCTGGTAAATCAGAATTATCTAACCACCAAGACTTACGCCACTTACCTGTATGTCCACCACATACAACTGGGTCATTAGTACTACAAGTAAAATCAGGACTTTTGTCTGATTTCTTGCTGTTACGATTATCATATACCATTGCTTTACAGTATGGACATTTCAAATCATCACGATATTTGTTTTGTTTTTGTACATCTTCCACTATGCCTCCAAGCATATCACCTGCACCTTGTAGTCCAGGAGTTATATCAGTCGCTGATAAACCTGCAGCGTCTAACTTTTCTTCCAATGACATCTTATCAAAGTCATCTTGTGTATATTCTACAGGCATATCTACTAGTTTCTCTATCATAGCTAGATATTTATCTAACTGTTCATCAGACCATTTAGTCTTATCGTTAGAGAATTTCATAGTCTTAGCATATTGATTGGCTGTGCCAATTATTTTATGTAATGTTTCTGTATTTTGTACAGATTCAGTCATAGTTTTTATTGTATTAGTTATAAATGATAAATCCTGTGCCATTAGAATGGTGGTTCTTCTGGTGTATCATCAGCTGCATCAACAACATTTCTAACTGTATCACCATTGTCTTCACCTATAATACTATCCATAATATCATTCATACGTTGGACATCTTCTTTAGTAGGTTTGTTTTCTTTCTTACGCATATCTACTTTAGTAACAACTATGTCATCTTCACGTGACGTTGCAGCTTCAGCAGTAGCTTCTTCTTCTGATTGTTTACTGCCTGACCATAGCTCTACGCCAAGGCCAAACCTCATACATGCACGTTTAAATGCATCAGACTCTGCGTCTTTAAGATTGCTGCCATCATTAAACTTAGCATTGCTTAGCTTAAAGGTATCAACATCGCCAAAGCCATCATAACTACCCATACCTTCTAGGGTAATAGTACCTTTAGCACCTACTATTCTTTTATCACCATTGTGTGTACCATATACAGGTTCACATTGCCAGGTGTATTTAACTCCACTGTCCCTTAAACGCTCAACATAGTGTGCGTGTGGAACATAATCACCAAACTTACCAGCTGGTGCTTTTTTAACTAACTCCTTTGGAAAAGGAGATAGCAAATCAACAGTATTTTTCATACCATTCCTTCCTTCTATATTATGGGATTCCTTGCTTGGTCCCTAGTGGGAAGCAAGGAAGACCCTACTCTTCTTCTTCTAAGCCTATTAGTTTCCTTAAATTATGAATACCACGTTCTATTGGTTCCATTTTAAAGTCACCATTGTCATTCATAAGTATAAAGTGTGGTTTATCTCCTAATCCACTGTACTCTATACTTTGTAAACGCCATATAGACTTGACATCACTGTCATTCATACTATACATTATACCTATATATACTTATTTTATGTAAGCTTTACTAAATATTCTGCTGTTACTCCGTGTTCTGGTTTAGCAAACAACAACCACTGACATGGTCTACCCATGCTAGCTAGTTGTTCTAAAGCGTATGTGTTGTAGCTTTCAGTACTACCATTAACCCATAACCTTACGTCATTAACATACATTGTTGTAGGTGTATGAAAATGTCCAGCAATTGCATAATCAAAATCAGGCATTAAGCCACGACTAGCTAGTGCTTTCCATCCTAATAACTTTTTACCAAAGCCATACCAAGGAAATCCACTGTGTCCTCTGACATTGTCACCGTGCCATACAAAGAACTTACATCCTTCACCTACGTCTGCAATGTCGAACCAATGGTTATCACCTGTACTATCGGGAATAGTCCATGACATTCTTTTTTCATCTCTATATATCATTGACATAATTTTTCCTAGCATTCTATCTGCATTAGAATCTGGATGATAGTCTTTACGTGCTCTACCACCAAGGCTGCCATGATTACCTATAACCCAATGTACTTCTATTTCATTAAAATTAGCAAGTAGTATGTCAAAGAACTTTGTCAATATTCTAGGTCCATCTATTGTCACTTGGTTATATAAACTAGCATCAATAAGATGTGTTTGTCCTGGGAATATAAGTTCACCTTCTACTATATCACCAGCAGCTAGCACTACGCATTTGTTTACTGGATGTGCAGAACGTTGTACATTTGTCAACTCAACTATCTTGTTTGCGTATTCAATTACACGTTCTTCTGCTACTAATGTGTTATAATCAGGAGTTACTTTCGCTAATTGTATGTCAGATAACACTGCAACAGCAACTTCTTCGCTCTTAGTTCGCTTACTTAAGCTTGGTTTAGGAACTTTAGGTTTGTTCCATGTTCTTAAATTAGTTGATACTGCATCATATACTGCGTCTATCATGTCAGCTTTTTTATTTTTAGCTTTTTCAAGCTGTTTTAATAAACGTAAGTTATCTGATTTTAGTTCTTGAATTTTAACTGATTCAGCTTCAGCTAAAAGTTTTTCGATATTAATTTTATTCTTCGACATTAGATGCCAAATTACTAAAGTGATTTCTTACTGCTGATTCACTTATTTTAATATTGTAATGTTCTTTCAATAGTCTTGAAACAACATAGGGTTTAATTGGTCTCCCTGCTATTACTCGTTCTTCACAACCATCCCAAAAAGGTTTAGCTTCTTTAGTGATTCTATTAAGTATAGCTGTTCGTTTGCCATTCTCTGCTTCATTAAGTAATTCATCTATATTCATGGTATTCATTATACCAATAGTGTTAGGAATTACAATCATTGCCTGGAACTATTCTACTTACCTGTTACCAAGGTCAACGCATATGCCGCAAACATCGTATCGTGTTTGGTATCTTAATAGATTGATATTAATCCCTACTAACTTGTGAGTTATTGTACATTGCGAATAGGTTTGATACTTAGTGCATTAGTTTTAAATTTTTTAACGCTATCAAACGTACGTTATCTCTTCATAAAAGACAATGATTGTTTACCTAATTTATATTATTACATAATACCTTTCAATATGTTCATCGCTTTTATGCCCTCCGCCACGTGAAACGCTTCATCGCTGGGAATGCACCAGCTTCTTCGCTTATTCACTTTTGGCATCCGGGCATAAAAAAAGTATGTGTGAGAGTGTTCACTATGGGATATTGTTGACAATTATTTGAAGTATATACCTGTTGCAGGTTCTCTCTGCACTCTATTCTCTCACTAAATATAGCTTTTATAAGCGGAAAGGAACACCTACTGTCTTACGACATTACTATATTTCATACCACTATAGCACTGTATTTAATTTAAGTGCGTGTTCCTTAACTTCATCTACATCTTTGAGATTAATAATTCTGTGTTTAGTACATAAATCATAACATTCTTTAAGCAAGTTAAATGCACTAGAATGTTGTCCTGCACCAAAAACATACATATCAGAAACCCATATACGTCTAGCAGGCATAGTTGCTAACCACTGCAATGCAGGGCCATCAACAACATTACCACCACCTGAGTGTGTGTCTAAATAAGTTTCGTCTACACGCATACCATTTTTAGCAATAACACGTAAATTACCACTGTTACTAAAACCATTGTACATAGCTATGTTTACAGCAGGTAACAGTTTCATTATTTCTAATATGTCTTCACCATTAAATTGCATAGAACCTGATGCATCTATAAGTATGGTTCCACCTTTAACATTTTGTTTTTGTTTAAATATCTTTTTATCAACGCAATATCTATTAATGTATTTAGGATTGTAACCATAATCACTAGCACGATAATCTCTAGAGTTCTTTAATCTACCTTGTAAATTAACAGTCATTGGTGGTGTATGTATTTCCATATCTCCCCAATGTCCTATACCAGAATGTGATGATTGATAAGTCATTTTTTCAATTAAGTCTTTACGCATACGTTGTTCTAAACTATTTAAATCTATTAATTCTCCATTTTCAGATTCAGATTTATCTATACATTCTTGACATAATTCATCTTCAGAACACTCTGAACCAGATGCTGTATTATTACCACAATTTTCTTGTTGTTCACCTTCATTTGCAGAAGGTTCAGGTTTAAATACTTCATCGGGTTTAGGTTTATCCATTAATTCGTTAAGAACTATAGATAGTTTTTCTGCCATCTTTTGTACTTTACGATAACTAGGTATTTGATTCCATCTATGATTTTGTATACTTGATACTTGATTACTAATTAAATTACGTGCAAAATAAATTTCAGCTTTTCTTAAATCATGATATGGACTATCATCATCTGCTGCTAAATTTAATGTGTTCATATAATTTGCATATTGTTCACTACCTTCTACTTTTCTATAGTTATTATCAGTAGGTTCAAAAGAAACTAAATTTATACCATGTAAAACTAAATCAGCAACTGAACTATTTTCTATTAATCTTTTTGTATTCATAAACAATTCATCATTACAGAACATATGTTCATCAATACCTAATTTACCTTTAAAAGCTAATAAATATTTAACACGAATGTTTTCTATACCTTTAAGAACATCTAATCTAGTACCTCTCATTAACTTACCTACAGTTTTAGGTGACCATTTAGCATGTGCTAATTCAGTTCTTCTAATCATTCTGCTGTGATTATGTCCACAATTTTCACAATTTCTGTCCATTGGAACATACATTTGTTTATTAAGATTATCAGTACTAGCTTCTTGTCCGTCAGTTAATTCTAATACGCTCCACTTATCCCCAGTTACTATCTGAGGATAAGGATAAGCTTTATCTGAATGCATTACGCTTTGCTTAATTCTATTGCGTCAATTAATTCAGCAGCATTTGCACCGAATACTAATTTACCTGCAGTTTGTGCTGTAAAACCTTGTGACTGTAAGTCAAAAAATTCTTTCCATGCACGTACAGATATTCTATCTTCAGCGTCATCTACCATTGTTGTGTCTGTTATAACATCATGCCATTCATCTGGAAATTGTTCCATTGCCATTGGATGAATACTATCGACATGTATTTTTACAGGAAATCTATCCTTTAACGCAAGTGGTAATGATTCTGGTGGACTGTTAGTAGTCGCTACTACTTGAAAACCTTCAGCAGGTCTTACAGTTTCTTTAGTATCATTGTTTAGTGTCAACATTGCTATGTCTTGGTCATCCAATATAGCGTGTAAGAATGTCATTGCGTCTGGTGAAGCGTGGTCTATTTCGTTTATAACCAATCTACCGCCATTACGCCATGCCTGTATAGCAATACCATCATGCCATTGAAATGTACCAGTGCTAGATGGTTTATAAAAACCTTCTAAGTTTGCACTAGCAGTATCTTCTGTCATAGTGATTTGGTATACATTAGGATTACCATTCATATCTAATGGTGTTGTTTGCTTTACAGCACTATATGTTTTACCTGTACCTGGTGGCCCGTATAATAATACACGCCTTGATTTACCTAGTACTTGTTTAATTAAGTCCCAACAGTCTTGTTCAGCCATTGTAAACTCCTTTCTATTGTCTATTCTTCTTCTGTAGTAGTAACAAATTTACAATAAATGTTAATTTTATTACTATCGTTATCTTTTCTTTGAGATATAACAAACTTACCTTTGCCATTTAAATGTACAATGTTTCGTTGTGTCATATTTTCTATGTTTGCTTTAACGCCACTAATCCATTTATCTGATTCTCCTATCACATACCATATATCTGGATTAGCAAGCAAAACTCTTACTTTTTCTGTGGTTAACAAACTTGGTTGTCTACCTTGTCTATTTAAATTAGGTTCTGGTGGTTCAGAACGATACATACCATCAGGAATCATCGTCTAATCCTCTTAAGAACTCTTCAGCGTCATCACCAGTGTCATTTGCATTTTGAATGATATTGTCTGTTGTCATACTTAACAAAGTATCTTCGTCTTCTGCTAAATGTACTTGAATACTTGTAGGTTGCATGTCAAGCCAACCTTTAAATACACCTCTGTCTTCAGCGTCTTGTCTAATAAATTCAATATCTTCTTTTGTATAGCTTTCTTGTGACTCATATAATGGATGTCCATTAAAATAATCTGTCATAGTTTCAGCTCTAGTAATTTGAATTATCCACATGGCTCTTTCTATAGCTTGTAACGCAGTTTGTGCATGAACATGAACTCTCCATACATCAGGTTCTTCCATAAAAGCATCACCTGGTTTGTCATCATGACTGTCAAAACCTGCATAAGCAACAACAACCATATAATCTAATTGGTCTTTTTCATCTTCATGAATATAATTAGTTCCCATAACTATTCCTTTCTTTCTTTGTGGGCATATTCGGCAAAGAAAGAAAGGGAGTTCAACAGGTTGGGCTGCAATGATTACTCCCCTCTTTCTTTGTTACTATCTTTCCACCTAACAACAGCACGCTATTGTATCATTGTTATAGATAGCTTGTAACACACAGTCGATTAGACCTAATGGAGTGGTTACCAAATGGTCGACGTACCTATGTGCTACAAGCTACCTACATTTTGGTCTACCGGCTGGAAAAGGGAATCCAGCAATGTAAGTAGCATTCTTGCGTTTCAATTACATGCGTAATTAAACTTTAATTAATTATTTTTTTTACATCCATTTTCATTTGTTCAAAATCTTGAACATATTGTCTGTAAAGTTCTTCAGCATTAACAATAGGGTATTGACTAACACCGTCTCCTTGGTCCATTTCTATTAACCAAGTGTTCATTATATTAATGTTATATTTTTCTGCAATGTCATTTAATAACATCCATGGTTCTCCCCATGCACTATCAAATGAAAGTGTTACTTCTCTAATACTTTCTGTTGTTATATCAGAAGTTATTACAGTTTGACAATCTCCCCATTTGGTTCCCCAATTTCTGTATTGCCAATCAACTGGGTCACAAGTACCATGTTTTTCTGTTATTTCTAATGCATTAAGTTCAAGTAATGGTGTAACTTCTCCATCTATTTCAAACCATTGTGAATATTTAACTTCATCTATAGTTCTTGAACCAGCATGCATATTTTCAAATACATCTGGTATTGGATTAACTTGTGTCATGTCTATAAAGTAAGTATCATCAGCTGTATCATCTGTTATTTTTATGTCATTCATAAATTGATTTACTTTGTCAGCATCACCTGTAATTTCACATTTGTTAGATGTCCAATTAGGCATCGTCATCCTCCTCTAATTCTGCGAACATTTCATTAAGTTCTATTAATCTAGTTTTTACACTATCAGGTACAGATACCTCTATATCTTTTTCATTCAAAAATTCAGTAAAACTGCTACGCACTTTTTTATCCGCAAGTGTATTCATGATTACTTTATTTTGAAATTTAGGACTTTTACTACCTAAATGTTCTACTATTGTTAATTGAATTGTAGCCATTAAAGATATTCTATCTCCAATTGCTTCCATTGCTTTTACCATATTTTCATGTAAGTCCATATGGTTTTTATCTTTACTCATATTTATCCTCCTTTTGTGGTGTTGTCCACATATCAAACGAATATTCAACAGCATTGTCAATTTCCATTAACATTGATGTTACATATTTATCAGCTTCATCCAGTGTCACATCTGGATTAAAATAGAAACTAACAGCTAACTCATTTACCTTTTGCTTTGGGTCAGTTGATTCATATTCATATATATCCATTTATTCCTCCTCGCTATTACTTGATTTTCGTAACTCTTTATCAACTTGATATTCAACAGCTTCACTTAACATACGACACCAGTTCTTGACATTTACATCAAGACTTTCATAATTTGTATGATTAGCTGCGTTATTTAAATCTCTAACAGTCCATTCAATAACAGTTCTTAAGCTACTGTCATCTAGTTGTTCTAATTTATCGCTAATACTCATATTACATAGTCCTTTCCTTTAAAAAAATAATGCCTGCACCTTGCAGGGCATATTCAGGCAAGGTGCGGGCACGATTAGTATTAAATGAAGTTAGTGTGCTATCACGCACTGTTCAGTCGCCATTCTGGCTCACTTACTTTCGGATAGCAGCACTTACTTCAACTTACTATAAAATTAAAATGGACTGTCATCCATTTCTTTGGTATCTATATTTAAGTAATTTAAATCATTAAGATACCTAGTGTTAGCTTCTTGTTCTCTAGTGTTTATAATTGCTTGTCCAACAACACGCTTGATGTTTTCCATTTCATCTTTATTTAGAATTTCTTCAAGCGTAGTTAATGCAACTGCAACTTTGTCTACATTTAACATAGTTTCCTTTCAATTTATAATTAAAAGTAAATGAATAAACTAT